TACTGGGAGCCATCGGTCAGTCACCAATAACCACCCTTAACTTTACGAATCCAGAAATATCATTTATATACAATATTCTTAATGAAGTAAATAAGGATGTACAGAATGAAGGCTGGCATTTTAATACTGAGAATCATATAAAAATTAGTCCAGATGCTAATAAGCATATAACCCTTCCTGCTAATACTCTAAGATATGATATCCATGATGGATTAAGTTCTAAAACAACAGATGTTGTAACTAGAAATGGTAGGTTATATGATACAGTAGATCACACAGATGAATTTGATAATGATGTCTACATAGATGCAGTAACTCTTTACTCCTTCTCAGATATCCCAAATGTATTTCAAAGGTATATAACCTATAGAGCAGCTGTAAGAGCAGCTACACAGCTTGTATCAAACCCTTCATTAGTACAACTACTACAACAAGATGAAGCTAAATCAAGAGCTTCATGTATTGATTATGAGTGTGACAAAGGAGATCCCTCATTCTTTGGTATTCCACATGAATCTGGATATAAATCTTATACACCGTTCTCTGTACTTAGTAGATAATGGCAAATGTAACACAAACAATACCATCTTATACGGCTGGTATTTCTCAACAACCAGATGAAATCAAAGTACCTGGTCAAGTAAATATAGCAACAAATGTATTTCCAGATATCACAGAAGGTTTAACTAAAAGACCAGGAACTAGGTTTATTAAACAATTAGATGCAGATGGTGCAGCTACAGATTCTCAAGATCAAGGTAAATGGTTTCACTATTACAGAGATGAGACTGAACAATACTTAGGTCAAATCAGTAGAACAGGTAATATCAATATGTGGAAATGTAGTGATGGTAGTCCTGTTACTGTTAATTCCAGTGGAAATATTCCTGATATGGCTACTTATTTAACACATACTGCTGATCAAGATATTCAAACTTTAACTCTAAACGATTATACCTATATAACTAATCGTACTAAGACTACTAGTATGTCTTCTACTACAGAAGCTACTAGACCTCCAGAGGCATATATAGAGTTAAAGAAAGTAGCTTATGCTAGTCAATATGCAGTTAATTTATTTGATGATACAAGTACGGAAGAAATTAAAACTGCAACTAGAATTAAGGTTGCATCATCTTCTTTTGATAACAATAGTACCTGCCCTAATGTTGGAACAGAAATTTTTAAAATTGGTACAAACGATCAGGATTTAACAGTCTCAAAACAATACTTTAAATTTTCTACATTAGCTGTTGGAGGAGATGCTGAAGATCAGTTCTTTGAAAATGATGAAAACGCTACATATTCGTTAGTTTACGTGCCACCAAATTGGACAACAGGAACTTATTATGCTACAGGTGATTATGTATTAGGTGAATCAGATTTTTCAAGAATATACAAAAGAACAGGAAGTGCTATCACATCAAGTGGATCAGTACCTAGCCATAATTCAGGAGAATCAGGTGGTTGGACTGTAACTGCTTCAACTACTTATACAGCTAATTCAGATGTAGCTAGTACACAGTTGTATAATGGTCAGCCTTGTATTGAAACCTCAACTCAAGAGCAAGTTAATTCTGCTACTGCCTTAACCCAATTAACAACTGAATTAGCTAACGCAAACTTCCCTTTTGAAATAAGTGATACAGAGTATGATACAGCAGGATGTACTTTAACTTATAAGTGGAAACATAATGGTGATTATTCTGATCAGCTTAGTAGGTTAATACTAAGGAAAACAAGTGGAAATAATGATAATGAAAAATATACTATTGGTGGTAATAATGTTGTATCAGCAGCTGATGGAGCGTTATCTACAGAGGATGGTAGGGTACACATTTCTAAATTCGGTTTTGATAATAACAACGTATTAGCAGCTGGTAGAGCTGATTTATACTTTAGGCTTACTGTAACTGGTCAAGCTGTACCAACAGGTGTAGGTACTGGTAATTATCAATGTAGATATACCACAACTATAGATTTATTACATGGTGGCAGTGGTTGGGAACCAGGAGATAAAGTCCAAATTAGAATGAAAGATGGAATACATCTAATAGAAGTAGAGGAAACTAGTATTTCTAAAGTTCAAGCAAACCGTGGTTTAATCCGACCTGCACCAACATCTTTTGATTCTAAAACAGTTGTTACTGCTGAAAGTATTTTAGGTGCTATACGAACTGAAATAGATAATGATTCTGGTGCTAATTTCAGTGACGTACAACAGATAGGTAATGGTCTTTATATTACTAGATCATCTGGAGCATTTAATATAAATACACCTGTAAATGAATTACTAAATGTATTAACTGATTCAATTAAAGATATAGCTGACTTACCTAATCAATGTAAACATGGTTATGTAGTTAAAGTAGCTAACAGTGAAGCTGAAGAAGATGACTACTATGTGAAATTCTTTGGACATAACGATAAAGATGGTGAAGGTATATGGGAGGAATGTGCTAAACCAGGAACCAATATTGAATTTGATGCAGGTACTATGCCTCTTCAACTGGTAAGGCAGGCTAATGGTACATTTACACTTTCAACTGTTACTTGGGATAACGCACAAGTAGGAGATACAAGTGTTGACGGTACAAACCCTAGACCTAGTTTCATTGGTAATACAATTAATAAGATGATGTTCTTTAGAAACAGGTTTGTCTTATTAAGTGATGAAAATGTAATCATGTCTAGACCTGGAGACTTTACTAATTTCTGGGCTAAGTCTGCAATACAATTTACAGCTACTGATCCAATTGATATCTCTTGTAGTTCTGAATATCCAGCTATTATTTATGATGGCATCCAAGTTAATAGTGGTCTAGTTTTATTCACTAAGAATCAACAGTTCATGTTGACTACAGATAGTGATGTACTAAGTCCTTTAACAGCTAAGATTAATTTCATATCAGCTTATAACTTTAACCATAATACTAATCCATTTTCACTTGGTACTACTGTTGGTTTTATAGATAATGTAGGACAACATAGTAGATTCATGGAAATGGCTAGGGTTCTTAGGGAAGGTGAACCAGATGTCATCGAACAAAGTAAAGTTGTCAGTGAGTTGCTAGATAAAAATCTAAATATAGTTTCAGCATCTAAAGAGAATGGTTTTGTAGCATTAAGTGAAAAAGATAAAACAACTTTATATTGCTATAAGTATTTCAATACTTCAGATAAGCGAGTACATCAAGCTTGGTTTACTTGGAAATTCCATTGGGATATTCAATACCATTTTATTATAGATGACTCACTATATATAGTCTTAGATGATGATGGTAAATGTATGCTGATAAAGCTTGATCTTAAGCTACATTCTGATACTTTACAAACCTATACTGGTACATCTACTGATAAAGAGAATATACACCCAGTCTATTTAGATTGTGCTACAGAAGTTGCTATTAACAACTATACAGGTGTATTCTCTAATACACCAGATGCAACAGGAGTATCTTGGAGTAAAGCAGGTTATTCTCAATTTGTTACTATCTCATTAAATAATCATGGTTATGCTATAGGTCAAAAAGTTAAAGTAAAACCATCTTCTAATCCTTATGAAGAATTAACAATTCTTGAAAGTAGTTTTACCGCTAATTCATTTAAAGTAAAATCTCAATGGGTAAACAGTAGTGGATCAACAATAACTGGTACAACAGATGTTACTGGTGAAGGTGTTACTTATGATGCTTCTACCAATAAAACTACATTCCCATTACCTACTAATTGGTGGACTACTGAGGCAGCAGGTGGTGATATGGTTTTATATGAGACTGGTGGTACTGATCCAGTTGGTCGTTATGCAGAGGTTACAATCAATGGTAGTAATTTTGTAGTAGATGGTAACTGGAACGGTTCCACAGTTGTATTAGGTATATTGTATGAAATGGAAGTTGAGTTTCCTAAGATATATACAACAAGTGTACAAGGTGATTCAGTTAGATCTGATACTAGAGGTTCACTTGTTCTTCATAGGAATAAACTTAACTTAGGTGCATCTGGTTTATATCAAACAATACTTAAACGGAAAGGTAAACCAACTTATACTGAAGATCATGAATCAGTTATAGCTGATTACTCAGAAGAAAGTGAACTACCAACATTACAATTACAAACGAAAGTAATACCTATATATGATAGAAATACAAATACAACCCTTACACTTAAATCTAAACATCCTACCCCATTAACATTATATTCAATGACATGGGAAGGAGATTACACCAATAAGTTTTATTCAAGTGTCTAAATTTTCCATCCATTCATGTACGCTGGAGGCTGCAATTGAAGTAGCCTCTAACCTACGCTCAGATGACCTCAGAGAGGTTGTTGAAGGTCACGGGGTAGATCCTATGGTTGTACTACCTTTGGCTATCCACGATCGATTCTGTGTACATTTCACAGCACCTAACGGCAAGACTGCCGGAATGGGTGGTGTAGGAGAAGACGGAAGAGTATGGATGGTATGTACACCGGTCATCCATGACTACCCAATAGCTTTTTATAAATTAGCTAAACAAGTTTTATATAGTAGACCAGAGAAACTTCTTTGGAATATTGTAGATAAACGAAATACAGTACATCTTAGATTACTGAAAAAACTAGGCTTTAAATTCCTACGGGAAATTCCTTATGGGCCTAACAAATTATCCTTTATCGAGTTTTGCCGTGTGCTTAGGAGCCCAAGCCAGAGCCGCCAATGAGCGAGCCAGGCGTAATTATGAATATCAACTTCAAAAAAGAGAAGCCGATTGGATGCAAACCCTTAGTATTACTAATACTGAGCGTGTTATGCATGACCAACTTATTGATTCCAGTAACTTAGGTGTAGCCCAAGTTTATGGTGATATACAAGCTAAGTTTGGTGAGCAAATAGGCCAAGCTATGCAAGAAGACGAAGTTAACTGGAAGAAGTTTTTACAAGATAACACTGGTGGTAAAATGGCTGCTAGTGGTCAAACAGGTCGATCCGCTGCTAGAATTGGTACTGTTGAATTAGGTGAATACTTAGCTAAAGGTTCACGTAAAGCTTACGAATTAACAGAAGGTAAGCAAGAACTAGATAAAGCTGGTAGAAAAGCAGCTGGTATGGCACGTGCTGAACAGATGAACAGCTTTGCTAAGAATGCTATAATCAGGAACCCTGACCTTGCACCGCCTAAACCTGTGTATCAGAACGTAGGAGCTGCAGCATTTATGGATGCTTTGAGTATTGCTAGTTCTGTTGCTTCTATCGCAGCCCCTTTTAGTTCAGGTATGGGAGGTTTAAATACTACTCCTTCTCCCATACCTACGTTACCTAGTGGTATGACCGATTGGAGTAAAGCTACAGTAATAGGTTAACTAACTAATGACAATACAATACGATCCACAGAAAGTCACCGATTGGTTGACTCCTTTAGAGAAGGTCTACGCTAGGCAGTCTCAACAATTAGATAGATACCACTCACAACTTAGAGAAAGAGACAGACAGGAAGAAGCTGCTACCTTGGATGTCCCTGAGATGTTTAGCAAGTTAGCTAGTTTCTCTTCGAGTATTAAGCAGGTAGTAGATGCTAGAGAGACTGGTCAGAAAAATAAAGCAGCAGGTGAAGAACAAAAACTTAGACGGAAATTAAGTTCTGAAGATCTGAAAAAAAGAAACGAGATTCAAAGCAAATATGAATTAGATAAAAAAGGTTTATTTAAAGATTCAGAAGGATTTGAAAAAGCTGTAAAAGATTCTGGATTATTAGACAAATATACCAAAGAAGAATTATTTGGATCTTCTCCTAAAATGCAATTATTGAGAAGAGAAGTGTCTATTACTAGACAAGCTGATTCAATAGATATAAAGTTTAAAGAAGCATTAAAAGATCCTAAATGGAATAGAAAATGGTCTGAAACTGAAGGTAATGCTAGTCAACGAGCAGCATTAAGAGAAGATATAATAGATGAAATAACAGCTACTTGGGATACATCTGAGGGATTATATTATTCAGGAGTAGAGAAAAAACTTAATGATTATTTAAAAACTAAAGTAAGCACTGATAAATTTAAACTTAGTGAAATACAAGCTACTAAAAAAGAAGAAGAACTTTATGGTTTTGTAAATGATAGTGTAAACCCTGAAACAAGGGGGATTGCTATTTCTACTACTGTTAAAAATAATACTATATATTCTGATCCAGAGTTACCTTTAGGTGAAAGAAGACAAGCTTGGGATAGTTTCTTTTTAAGTACTGATAGAGGTATTAGAAGTGGTGAGATTAAACTTACACAAGATCAATTGTTAGACACTCCTATAAAACGAGATGATGGAGCTATAGTTACTTTAAAAGAATTTGCTACTAAAGAAGATTTAAACACTATCAATTCAGCTTATAATACTTATAACGCTGAAGTTTATAAACAATATCAAGCAACAACTAAATCTGATATTCAAACTGCTTTTGTTACTTACAAGCAAGATGGTGATGAAGATGCAAGGGGTAAAGCTTTAAATCGATACCTTCGTAATGGTGGTAAAACAAGTGATGCAGAATATAAAGCATTAGAAAATGCTCAAAAGTCAAACCCTGTTATAGCTGAAATAGAAACAGAAAGAGTTGGAGAAATACAACTTACAGGTAGACCTGGGCAATATGAAGATGAAGTAGAAAATATGGGCCAGATTGACTTTGTTAAATGGAAAAAAGATAAGGAGGCGTATGAAGCTAATAGGGAGCAAAATGGGTTTGGTAAAACAACTTCAGATGACCTTGCTACTAATATAGTGAAAACAAGGATGTTAGGTTTTGATATATCTATTGGGGGAAAAGAATTAAAACCTGGAACTCAACAAGAAATCAGAGATTTTATTTCAGCAAAAGCTGATAAAATTTATATGAAACATTATCAAAATCCTGAAGTACCTCGTGATCAAATAGATGAGCTTACAGAAAGAGATTTGAATAATTGGTTAACATCAAAAGGTGCTGATGTTAAAGCTAATGATAGGGAAAATGCAGATTTTGGAATATTAACTTCAGATGGTCAAGGTAATTTTCCTGGTTGGGAAGCTCAAAAAGAATCTAAAATAGAACGAACAAAAGGTACTAATCCTCAACGAACAGTACGCAATCTTGCAAATGAATTTACGGAATATAAAAATCTTAATGGTATATTAGAGAACGGTAAAGGTATAACAAATGCTGAACTTTTAGCTGTAGTAGATAATATAAAGGATGGTAAATTAACAGCATTTCCTCCTGATGTCTTACTTAAAGCTCGTATCTTAGGTATACAACCTAGTACTTTAATAGTTTCCAAACTAGAATATTTAGAAAATACCCAAGATAAAGGTGACAAAGATTTTGTTAAAATATTTAATTTAGATCCTAAAACATTAAAAGCAAGTATACCATCTACTGATATTAAAATAAGAACAATTATTGAAGGTATCAATGATGGCGGAACACTTTTAAGTAAATTTAATCGTATGGGAGTAGAAGGTTTTACTCCAAAAGAACTACGTCGTATCATTCTTGAGGATGAGAAAAAGCGAATAGCAAACAATGCCTTAGAAGCATTAGCTGATAAATAACTATGGACGAAGAACTTAATTTAGAATTACCATCTTCAGATGAAATAGAAAATTTGCTTAATGAAGCGAATGCTTCTTTATCTCAGGATGAAGGGACACCTACGGATGTTCCAGTAGAATCTAAACAAACACAACAACCTTCTACGGAAGGACAAGAGAATAGACCAGGTGCATTAGGCTTTGCTCAAGATGTAGCTGAGAAAACTATTGAAGAATTACCACAAAACTTATATGAAGGTGTAGCTCCTGCTGTTGGTGTTATAGATACTCTTACAGATACTTTCAATTTAGCAACAGGTTTCAATGTACCTAAGCTACCTGAGTATGAAGACAAAATGTCTACAGCTGTACGTAACATATCAGGTCTAGTGTTACCCTCACTAGGTCTTAGAAGTATGGCAATATCAGCTGGTACAAAACTACAAGCAGCTGGAGGTGTAGGACCAAAATGGTTAAAATCTCTAGGTAACAGAAAATCATTTGAATTTATGGCTAAGTTTGGTATCGATATAGGTACTGGTGGCTTAGTTGATTATGTAGCAGAACAGAACCAAAAAGATGATAACTTAGCTGGTACTTTAAAGAAGTATTGGCCTA